AACAATTAAATGAAGTTTACAATCTCATGGATGTTTATTGTCACCCTTTTACTAGTGGCGGTCAAGAAATACCTATTCAAGAAGCTAAGTTAACAGAATTAATTACTTTAGTAACAAATTATTCTTGCGGTGAGGATAGCTGCTCCGAGGAAAGCGGAGGTTTACCTTTAGCTTGGAGTGAATATAGAGAACCTGGAACTCAATTTATAAAAGCATCGACCTCGCCAGATAGCATATGTGAAAATCTCAAAAAAGTTTATGCGATGACAGATGCCGAGAGAAAAGAATTAGGCCAAAAATCACGACAATGGGTCATAGATAATTTTTCTATAGAGGTCATAGGTAAAAAATTAGAGCAGATAATCGATGAAATGCCGCCTGTTGATTATGATTTTAATTTAAAAAAATTATTTTTTAATCCTAATTATAATCCAAAACAAAATTATCCATCTCCTAAAGAGTTTTTAATTGATATATATAAAAATATTTTGAATGAGACTGTAGATGAAAATGATACGGGGTTTAAAAATTGGTTAGCTAAAATAAAAGCTGGAGGTAGCCCTCAAGAAATTGTTAAATTTTTTCAGCAAACTGCTCAAAATCATATAAATAAAGCATCTACACCTGATTTAAAAGATCTGCTCGATGATGAGGGCAAAAGCAATAGAATCGCTGTTGTTATGCCAAAAAGTGAGGTTGATGTTTTTTTTATAAATTGCCTGTTAAATAACTTAAAAAAATTGTATAAAAATCACAATATATATGTTTTTACTGAGCCTCAATATTTCGCCTGTATAGACGATAATCCTAATGTTCATAAGTTATTACGATATAGCCCAGTGTTAGAGGATACTTTATTGATGGAGGGATGCTCTAATCATGAGGGTTACTTTGATATGTTATTTAATCCTAATTGCACGACTCAAAAAAACTTAGCATACTTACATAATGGTAATGATAAAATACAATTTTCTTTAACATAATGGCTCATCTACTAAAAGAATACGCAAAAAATCTAGGCGTAAAAATATCTAAACCAGTTTTTAAAGAACATTTCTTTCCAATGGATTTGGACAAGTACATTATTGTTTATAATGAAAGTAATGTTCAAGCTAGAAACTATAAATATTTTAATATTGTTTTAAGTATATTAAAACCATTTTTCGATAAACATAACATAAAAATTGTTCAATTAAGTTCTACAAACCATATTGAAGGAGTAAATAAAGCCGTTAACGTACCTTTAAAACAACAAGCTTACTTAATATCAAAAAGCATGCTGTATGTGGGGTGTGACAGTGTTTTAAGTCAGATAGCTAATTTTAAAAAAATACCATCAGTCAATATATATGGAAACATATATGCAAATTTATCTAAACCTTTGCTGGGTAATTCATCACAAGTTTTAAACATAGAGCCAGACTGGGATAAAAACCCATCATTCTCACTAAATGATCCAGCAGAGCAGATAAACACAATTAAACCAGAGGTTATTGCTCAATCTATTATAGATTTACTTAAAATAGAAAAAGCGAAAGTAAATTTTAAAACTTTGCAAATGGGTTCTGCATTCGGCGCTCCAGTAATTGAAGTAGTGCCAACTACATTTTATAAAATTCAACTTAGACCTAATGAACAAATTTATCTTAGAACAGATTATGGGTTGGAGGAGGCTGCTTTTTTACAATATTGTCAACATTATAAAGTTTCAATTTTTTGTGATAAACCTATAAATCCAAATAAGTTGCAACTTTACAAAAACAATATTCAAAACTTGTTTATATTTGTAGATGAAAAGTCTGATAAGATTAGTCAAGATTATTTTGATTTACTTAATCAACTAAACATAAAACACACTTTGTTAGTGAAAGATGAGCAAATTTTGCCAAAAGTTAGAAACAATTATTTTGATAATAATATTCAAACATATAATTTAGATAGCAAAAAAAAGTGCGACATTAATGATAAATGTAAATTTTTTACAAAAAAGACAATTTTTAAAGATGGCAAGTTATATACTAGTCTAGCCCATTTGAAAAAAAGTGTTGACAATAACGATTTAGTAATTGATATTGATGATTTTTGGAAAGAATCACAACAATTTTTTATATATGAGCAAAACTAAAAAAAAATACGGACCAGACATTTACAAAAGGAATGAGCACGGCTTACTTGAAAATGTAGATTACACTTTTAAAGAGGATGGCTCTATAGATTGGAGGGCCATGATCAAGCCTGAGTTTTTATATCCAAATAAAGATTGGTTTACTCGTCGCAATAAACCAGTTCCAGATTCAGTTGACGGCTTAGATGATAGGCAGCTTCTCATAATGCTTGGTGGTATTAAAGAACTAGCTAAATTAAGGGGTTACTGCGGTGTTCAATTTAAAGTAGATAATGTTGCCGATGGGTATGTTACCGCTAAATGCACAATTCATTGGCATGAAAATTATGAAACTGTAAACTCTTATTCTACTACTTATGAAGATGTAGCGAATGCTACTTTAGCCAATACAGACGCTTTCTGCGCTAAGTTTCTTGAGACAATTGCTTGTAATCGCGCTTTTGTCAGATGCGTAAGAAACTACTTAAATGTTCATATTGTTGGTGCAGATGAGATAGATAAATCAAATGAAGCTGATAATTCTGTAACTATAGAACATCATGATGCTCCAGCTATAACTCCAACAGATCTTTTAGAAAAAATTCTTAAATCAAAGCATAATGTAAACTCATTCAACGACTTCAAAAATGTTTTGAGAAATTTTTGGAAACAAGAAACATATCGAAATGAGGACGCTAAAAACTGGTCATCTTTTGAAGACATATCAGCTAAAGATGCTAGGAAGCTGATAGCTGTATTAAGAAAATAATGATTGAAAGAATTACAGACCCAGAAAAATTTGACAAAGTTGTAAATGATATACATGAGCTTTTTGGAGAGCAAGATAAAAATGCTTTTCATAAATTTTTACCGCATAATAAAGATTGTATTATAGCGTGTTTTAGCAATAAGAAAATTTTACAATGGGATTTTTTTGTTTGGTCAAATTTAAATAAAGATAATAAATATGATGCTGTCATCGCATTTATAAATAATAAAAATGAAAAGTTTGCCAAAAATATTTTTGCTGAATATATTTGGATATCTGATAATCCAAAAGTAAGTTTTAAACTGTTAGGCCAAGCAATGAAGTTTGCTAAAAAACAAGAGTTTGAATATGTAAGCATGTCTGCTGTTTGTGAGTCAGAGAAGTTTGATAAAATATGTAATTTTTATAAAAGAATGGGTTTTGTAAAAGACTCAGAAACATACGTTGCTAAAATATGAATGGAAGAGTAGCCAAAAGACTTAGAAAAATTTGCCCTCCTATTAATGATTTTACTAGGAGAGTTTACAGAAATCTAAAATCAAAATATAAATCATTACCGCATCATGCAAAAAAAGACTTCATCGAAGCCCTCGAACAAAAAACCATCGAAATGGGAAAAGAATAAAGTTGGGGTTTTTTGGACCAAAGAACAACCAAACGGCAAAACTTTTCTATCAGGAAATATAAACATTGATGGCAAGCTCCACAAGGTTTGTATTTTTAAAAATGATTTTAGTAATGGTAATACTCCACATTTTCAGGCTTTTAAAGTTGATGAGAAATTAAATGAATAAAATATATTTAAAATTAATTAAAATCTCTGCCTATAATAGACCAATTAGTTCCGTCACAAATTAACGTAACAAATCCTGCACTTTCTGAAATTGCGTAAGTTGAGTTACCGTCAATAGTTGTAGATCCCTCTGGGTCTATCGTAATATCATTACCTGAAGCACTTCCATCACGGTCTTTGATTACTAAAATTCTTCCAACTGATCGTTGAGCGCTTGGTATTGTAATTGTTCTACCCTGTGACAAAGAGTGCATCATAATGCAGTAATCAGTAGAGGTAACCGTATGATCAGAATTATCAACAGCTATTAGGCCCAATGAAAGACTTCCATTTACATCAAGAGTTGTATCAGGGGCAGATGTTTCTATGCCAACATTTTTTTCAGATACGTCTACAAATAGTGTGTCTGTGTCTATGAAAAAATCTGAATTAGCAGCAAATCCTCCTTTTAGAATATTTCCTTGGCAGATACGTATTTGTTGAGAAGCGGCTGAATTTAAAAATGTTTTACCATTGCTATCTTGCATTAGGGCATATTTAGATCCTGCATTAACAGTTATGTCGCTGTGATGGAATCCAGCGAAGTCATCGAAACCTATGGTTCCCATAGTCGCTACGCCAATATTAGCATAACCTTGATCATGATTTGTTTGACCTTTGCTTATATTTAAACCGCCTCCAGAAATTACATCTGTAACTTGAAGCATTGTGTCAGGACTATTTGTTCCTATACCAACATTTTGATCATCAGCAATCGTAAGCGCTATGGTGTCCTCCGTTCCAAGAGATAACGGGAGAGTTCCCAGAGTTTGAATTACTAACCCAGTGGTATTATCATGTCTAATAACAGCACTATTGGCTGTGTTCCCTTGATCTAATCTTATGCTAGCGCCATCAGTGTTGTCGTTAATATGTAGAACTTGCTTAGAATTATCAGCAGTTGGAGTATTTGCCCCTATGCCTATATTAGTTGTTGTTGTATTTCCCCTACTAGTAACATTTTGTAAATCCACAAAGGGTGAGGTACTACTTCCAGTTACTACTAGATTACCATTAAGAAAAATACCACTATCAGTGTCTACAAATACACCGCTTTGAAATCTTAAATTTAAAGTTCTTTCTCCACTTGATTCAAAAAGTGTACCTCTATTATCAGAGAAAACAAAAGCTCCAGCGTGTCCTGATTGAACTTTCGAATAATTGCCCGCAGAGACACTATGGTTAGCAAACTCAATTGTATTATTATCTCCTCCTAAAATAGTAGAAAATTGAGATTCTCTAATTTTATTACTTCCTCCACCTACTATGGAACTGTAAATAGCATTTGTTCCACTTATCAGGTTGCTATTACCAGCTCCAATAAAACTATAAGGAGCTGAGATAACTTTGTTTAATTCACCACCTACTATAGCTACTTTGTCAACGTGAGAATCAGAGGCTATTCCACTAATTAAATTACTCAAACCTCCACCTATAACTGAAAAGTCTCCACTGAATATATCATTATTTCTACCACCTATACTAGTAGAGAAAGTGCCATGATCTACATTTATACCTGATCCACCGCCTACAAAGTTAAAATTACCACCTGATATACTAGCAGTTTCACCGCCCACCACTACGTTATCATTTCCAGATATGACATGACCACTTCCAGCTAATGCTGCTGAGTCAGTTCCTATTATTGTAGTGTCAGATGCTGCGATATTAGCCCTAGCTACATTTGACGCATCAAGTGGTTGTTGTGGGTTATTTGTTGCAATGCCAACATCACCTGCATTACCATTGCTGTCTACTTTAGTAACAATAAGTGTACGACCAACAGCGCCACCGACAGCAAATCTTGCATTAGGATCAAGATCCTCATCAGTTCCAAAAGCAGCACCTCCTCGCTTGCTTTGGTCATCAACGCCATCATTAAATGCATTTACATTAGCCTCTTGATTAGAGGTCATCCTGTAAGGCCCAATGGTCCAAGCTCTACCAGTTTCTAGGTCAGAACTTGGTATTATTTTAAAATGATAATCAGTATTATAATCTAATCCATTATCTGTGTTTAAACTAAATCTTACAAAAGGGGGATTTGTTATATCAATTACTGCTTTTCTAGAAATATCATTTAAAACTAAAGTATCTATGTCGCCTTCTGTGCCGTAAATTTCTAAATTTTTATAGTTAGCATTTACAGAATTTAATTGTACAGCAAAATTTATAGCACCTTTAATGCTAAAATTATTTACTTTTTGACGATTTGTAAAAGCTAAGGAGTTTAAAAATCCAGTTTCTGGGGCGATAAAATTTATAGGATTCTCATCTAAAAACTGACCAGTGCCATCTATGACTCTGATAGAGTCTATTTCTATTCTATTGCCGTACAGAAATATCTCTCCTGTGGATATTAATCCATTAAAATTTACAGTTTTAGTTCTTATGCCAAAATTAGTAGTAAATTCACCAAAGACATTTTCATTATCGGCTGGGCTAAAAATTAAATTGCTTTCTTTATATGCTTTTTTAAATTCAGACTTCGCTATACTTTTATCTATGTTTAATATATCAATATTAATTCCAGATATGAATGGATTATCAATCAACTCATGAGTTTCATCTATTTCTTGGTCAGCTCGATCTCTAAATTCCAAACCTAAATTTAAAGTTTGATCAGTATATATGCCACTACCAGTTTTTGTTGTGGTGTCAAAAGTTGGGGTAAAGTCATGTATTACTTTATCTGTTGTAAAAGATCCAGTGTAAGGCGTTGTGCTTGCGCCAGATCCCAAAATACCAGTTGTTATACCGCCTCCTAATCCAGCAGATCCAGTTAGGGGAACATATAAACCATGGAAATATACTGATGAGGGGTCAAGACTTTTACTGGCAAGTGTGCCACCATGAAAATATCCATCCCCAGTTCCACGGATATCGCCTTGTCCAGTTGTACCAGTTATTATATTAGCAGAGGAAAAAATAATTGTTGATAAATCAGATGTTTTTATACCAGTTGTAATATCATTAAGATCTGTGCTTGCTGCTATAACAAAAGCCTCATGCAAACCTGAGTTAGCATAAACTCCACCTGCCCCAGTTGAATCTACATATGCTGTATGCGCTCCAGAGTAGTAAGGTATAAAACCAGTTGATGTAGTATCTAATATTGTAACTCTAGCCATTTTAGTTTATAGTAAAGTTTTGTAGGAAAGATTTATCATGACTTAAACTGCCTTCAGGAACTAAAAATTGATTATGAGTTGCATAAGTAGAGTCATAATAAGCATTTAATGCTGATGAACTATCAGCGCCAGCCCCTTGCGCTCTAACCTTTAGAGAGTAAGTCCCGACATTTTGTTCAAGGCCGCCACTGAAAACCACAAAAGTGTTTTCTGTTCTTGCAAAAAACGGTCTTGTTGGTGTTAGCAATATTGCTTGATATGCAATTGCGTTTGAGCCATTTGGATCTGTCCAGCTACCACTTATAAAGAATTGCTCATCTTCAGGTACGTCTCCCGTAGAGAAAGTTAAACTTCTTACTGGTGATAGATTGTGATAGGTTAATTGATTAACTTGTGATGATGCATTTTGGTAACTAAAAGTATTTGATAATGTTTTAATACTTTTATCGTTTTCTATAAGGTCATATTTACCAGATTCGTAAAGGCTAGCAACTGTAGCAAATTCATTAGTGCTTACCTCTGCTATCTCTAAAACTTTATATGTAATTGGTGATGCCCCACTTTTTTGAAAGCTACAAGCACTTCCTACTTTAATATCTTGAAGTAGTCCAGTTTTAGATTGTTCAATTCCAGAAACTAAAGTTCCAAAAGCTTGATTTACAGTGCTGCCTGTTATTGTTATAACATCTATTTGACTAGGTGAGTTTACATCAATTTCAGATTCTAATATTCCATTTGTAAAACTATCATCTTCAAAATTACCAGAAAAAGTACCTTTTAAATCAAAAGTGTTAGAGCCTCTATTATTAGTAGCTGATGTATCATAATTTTTTACATCACCAGTTGAAAAATTTTTAAGTTTAGTATTTTGACCTATTGTGGTGGTTGCGCTTATAAACTTAGCGAAACTATTATCTCTTTCAAAGCTATTACCAGTTGCAAAAACCCAACCAGTTAATGTAGTATCAAAATATAGAATATTAGAACCAGTGCCAGTGTAAGCTGCATATTGCTCAAAACCACCCTCAGTCTCTGCGTATCCTTGTCGATATCCAGAAAAATTATAATCACCCGTAAAATTAGCTGTCCATACAGCAGTCGAGCTTGAACTCGCTAAGTCGCCGCTAATATTAAAACTTGATTTTGCTCTTTCTCTATTTCTCTCAGCTACAGCATTAAGATCTGTAATCGTATCAATGCCAGTCGGATTAAAAATAGTTAAACGACCACTCATTTGAGTGTTGTCAAAAGTATTACTAATTCTAATCTCTTGCTTATCTGCGTCTACAGCTAAAACTCTACCAAAGTTTATTAAATTTGATTTTAATTCATCCTGAACCTCTATCACATCTCCAGGTCTGTATAGTAAGCTTGGTAGTCCAGCTTGGAATGTAATTGTTTGATTTTCATTTACTTTATGAAATAACAGGTGAGCTGCGGCTCTCCTAGCCATCCCTCTTGAAGTCATACCTACCCCTTGAATTCTAGTCTTGAATACACCTCTCCTTCTTATATCCTCTTCATCTTCAACAGTTTCTATTTTTGGCAGGAAGTCATCAAATCTATCATTATATGTGATTTCTACAGTATTATAGATTTCATCTCTTCTATTATTGGAGTAGTTAAACATACCGCCTTTAATTGACTCATTTGTAATCAAACAAATTGGAGATCTAGGTCTATCATCTACAAAATTTATTTGGTTATCGCCAAAAAATATACTACCTCTAAAAAGTGCCGCTATTGTATAAAGAGCATCATAGATTTTTTCATTATTATTAAACATAATATTGCAAGCAAATCTAGGCTCAAGTCCACCTTGACCATCTGAAACCCCAACAAAAACTCCATCATCATTTACTGCGTCACAAAATCTACCAATTTTATATAACTCCCAAATATTTATGGTGTCTTCATTTACATGCTCACCTAAACCATACCTTTTATTTGTTAGTAGATCGTAAAGAATCCAAGCTGGATTATCGGTCCATCTTAATTCTTCATGAAAAGTCCCATCCCAATCTCCATCATAAACTTTTTTATCTGCCTCAGTAGCATTATTAAAGTCATCCTCAGACGAATAATATCTTTTATCTTCGCCGTTTAATTTTGTGGGGTTGTAATTACTTGGTATTTTTATTAATTTTAATTTACAGTCAAAGTTTCTAACTGGCACTCCATCTATGGCCCTAGAATCAAGTTTAGTACCCACTATAGCTGAGAAAGGGTAACTTAAATTTACAGGTATTATTTCACTGACTTTTGATAAAACTACGTTTCTAGCTAATAAAACAGAATTAGTTTCACATGATATTTTTTCAACCTCAACAAATCTATGCGGTACTTCCTCATTACCCTCACCTACTCCAGCAGCTCCAACTCTAATCGCTGGGGGTAGTTTAATAGGAGTATTTATTTTATTTCGTTCAACTGATGCACCCTGAAAAGAATCTAATTTTACCCAAGGAAAATCAGTGGGAGAACTTTCAGGGTTACCTAAATCAACTAAAACACTTGAGTTAATTAATGCGACAAAATGATAATCCCTAACTTCTCCATTTCTTGTTTTTTGATTAGTTTTAGGGTCTATCAAACCAGTGCTTATTCTAACTTCTAGCAAAGCAGGATAATTAACACCAGCCCCTAATTTCCTATCTGCTGGATCGTCTTCATTTGATAAAGCCGAAGGTTTAATTTCTGTATGTAAGGTATCTCTTAAAGTTTGTATATCTAAAGTTACAAAAACCTCTTCAACATTAGGATTGTAAACAGTATGAGTTACTGGGGATGCTAACTCATCAAAACTAGGATTTAATCCATCGGCCCAGTCAGAGTAATTCAAAAAATTAGTTGAGTCATCTGCTAAAGCAGTGCCAGTTCTTAAATCAGTGCTACCTTCAATCCCAGTTTCTGGAATAGTTAAATTAAAATCAAACTCTGATAATGCACTAGTATCAGATACAATTCTTTGAACTTTAAACTCTGGGTTTACTCTGTAAGGTCCATAAAGAAAACTATCATAAGGTTTATCAATATAAATTTGATTAAAAAACTTAAAAGGGCTTTGATCCTCAGTGCCTAATTTTAGCTCTGCGAGCACATTAGAGTAATTGAATTTTTGATTAAAGTTAATTTGTGACTGTGATATAGAGGCGGTTTCTTTGTATTTTATTGTGGATATATCCTTTATTTTATCAACTAATCTTTTACTAACGCCTCTTTTTTCAGTTTGAAAAGAATACTCTTGATTTTTACCGCGACTTTTTAGTATTGAAGATTTTGCAGACTTGTCTTTTAAACAAAACAAATAAAAACCATGAACTTTCTGTTGCAAAACACCATCTTTATCTATCTCTGGCACAAGAAAATCAAAAACTTCTAATTCGCTATTTGCATTAGCAAATAGCGCTAAATCTTGCCCCTCAGAAGTTTGAAATCTAAAAGAGTAATCAATGATAGGTTTATAATCAAAGTCACCTATTGTTTCTACTGGGCCATCTGGATCGAGAATACTAAAATTTAAACCAGCTTGAGTTTCTATCGGTCTATAAGCTATGAAGATTTCTTTATCTGTAGTCCTTAATAAATCCATCAAACGCCTCATCCATTTTTCTTTAGTAGTATCTCCAATTATAGAATTATTACCATCCTTATCAGTTAAGAAATCGCCTATATTATTTAGAGCTTTCTCTACTAAATCAACTTGATATTGACCGCCAGTTTTGTCAGGATTTTCAACTTCTTTCTCAGCATTGTTTCTCAATTCTACTAACTTTACGCACTCATCACTTAATATTTGACACAACTTCAGAGCTGATGAACGATCATTTTCTGATCCTTTTTTAGAAAAAAAGTCGTATGTTTTATTAGTTTCAGTTGATAATCTTTCAAAATTAAGGCCATTAGTAACTTGATTTCCAAAAGAAACTAGTGATGTGTAATTCGTTGGGATTCCATCATCAGTTACATCATAAATAAAAATATCTTTAATTTTAAAATTTGCTGCGGCAGTTTGAATTTGCAGCATGAATTTTCCAGCGTCGCCACCGCTTGAAGTGGCTACTGCTGTAAAACTAAATGTGCCATTACCACTAATCGGACTTGTATTGAAAGGATGACGCACTTTGATTGCACCAGACGAGTAATCAAAAATAGTAAATTCAACTCTATAGACTCTATCCGCAACTATATTAGTGTTACTAGTTTCTTGAATAAATCCATTTACAGCTGCATTTGTAAAAGTGTAAACGCCATCGGTTAAAGTTATAGTGCCTGATGGTGCGTATGAACTTTTAGTCGTATTAATAGATTTTGTTAGGTCACTTAAATCTGAGTATACTAAATAACTTTTATATTTAGCTTGTTTTGAGCTGGAATTTTTACGTTCTAAAGTGCTAGCAACACCAGATTGATTAATTAAAACAGCTTTAGGTGTCTTGTCCGTAAATTTGTCATCACCATTCCCCATGTAAAGTCCAAATCTTGGAAAATCGTTTTTAACACTAACAATTGAACCCTGAAGTGTAGTGCTTTTGTCATCTTTAACTAAACGAGTAACACCTCCATAAACTAATCCATGAGGCACTGTTGAATTAGTGTTAAATGTATGGATATCCCCATGTTCATCACTATTTATCTCAGACCAATTAGGAGCTTCAGTCCCTGCTTTCCCAGTAAAATTTGTAAGCTGACCCTCTGGAGCTACTATTAAATCATCAGAGTTCGAGTTAGATAAGTGCTCGAACATTACAGTAAATGGAATTGCCCCAGTTACTGACCCTACTGTGCTTGAATTTTCTTGGATATTTGCGGCTGCAAAGTTTTTTTGAGTTACTGCTACTGGAGTTTCATTTAAGTAAATCCCCTGAAGCATTTCTTCACCATTTACAACTTCACCATTTTTGTTTACTAAACCCTGTATTGGGCCGTCACTTATCAAATCTAAGGTTTCTAAAAAACTATATGATGCCCCATATTGCATCTCTCCAAGTTTAGGAGGTCTAAAAACTGGTCCACCACCGCCACCTCCACCACCAGCTGTACCTGCGCCAGCCATTGGAGGAAGGCCGACCTGTCGCCTATATCTAGCGTTTTGTAATTTAAAATTTGCTCCAGCAAATCTTATTTTTTTATCTATATGTTTCATTAAGATACAAAAGAGTTTGCTACTATTGGAGTGCCAAGTGTGCTTTTTGATATAAATGTATTAGCTTGTAAAGCTGTTTCATCTGGAACAATCAAAGGAAAAGATTTTATTGATGTTTGAACTACCGCAGATCCTACTTTTAGTCTGCCATAACCAATTGGCAAAAAAGAACCTTGTTGAGCCAAATTATTTTTTGAAGAAAATATATACGACTGAGTATAAGCGTTCGCCATTGCGGAAACTTCCTGTTGAGCTGGTAATCCTAAGTCTGGCTTTGGTGCAAGCAAGGAAGCAACTGCTGCTAAGCCTACAGATTTTGCTATACTACCAAATATAGTTCCTTTTGCTGCTGCCCCTGCTGTCGCACCTGCTGCCGCACCTGCTGCACCTCCTGCTGCCGCTCCTCCGAATAAATTTGCGGCTCCTGTTGCAAAGTTAGACCCAAAGGTAGTTATCGCATTTCCAAGACCCGTAAAACCAAAACCGCTTGCTATCCCACCAACAGCGGTTGCAATACCGCTCACCACTGTGCCTACACCTGTTGCTATCGCTGCAAATAGTGGGACAAAAGGTCCAGATCCTGCTATGGCTGGCACTAAATCAATTCTTTTAGGTTTCTCTTTTAAATCTTGAAGTGATTTAATTCTTTTTTTATTTATAATTATATCATAAAAAAAATATTTATTTTGCAATTCAACGATTCTTCTTTTAAATCCGTGCCTATTACAATCTATTGCATCTATCAAATCAGAAGCATTTTTTAGATTCAAACAAAAGAATTCTTGATATTCTTTTTTTAAAATGCCATGTAAATATATCTTAGTCATAGTAAAGCCTTTATCCTTTCTAATGTATTTACATCTGAATCTGAATTTTGTGGTTCATAAATGTGAACTTTTTGAGTATTTAGACTAAAAACTAAAAATGGGAGACAAGAATTCTCAGACATTTCCATGTCAAATTCTGACGGCTCCTCATCTCCTGTGATGTGGCTATGATATAGAGCTAATATTGAATACTTCTCTTTAAATAATAAGTATTCTAAGGGGTCTACTAAAAAAAATACTTGTGGATTATCAGAGGCATTTTCAGCCTCTTGGACAATAAATGTATTATCTTCCATGTTATAACCTAAAAAGCCGCATATCTCATACCTTAGATTCTTATTACATAAGATTTTGATATGCTCCAAAGCTGCTTTAGCCGTGTTAAATTTTTTCATTAAGTATATCCAAACCCATCAGTTCCTGGGAATCCTGCAAACCTAGGGTAATAATAACTAGGATTAGAAATCACAACTTCATCATTTAGGGTAACGTTAAAAGACCCAGTTTCAAAAACTCCTGAACCAGTTAAAAATATATTGTTCTCATGTAAATCCTTTAAGCCAGTATGATTGTTTGGTAAAGCGCCCGTGGTCATGTCCCACCAAGCAACTAAGTTTCCATCGCCACTTATATTCTCAAAGTCTCCAGTTAGCTCATAATAATTTCTTGGAATAAAATCAATTGTGTCTTTAGCTGGAGTTATTATGTCATGAACTAAATATTGTTTTTCTTGCCTAGTTAATTTCCTTTTCCATAACGCGCATGGACCCAGTGCTCCGTTCATGGATGCATGAGATCCGTTACCTAAATCAATACCTCCTATTGTAAAACTTTCAGGTAGATTTACACCCCTTTGATCAGCTGGAGGGGTTGTAGCCACTGGAAACGAATCTCCATTTTTAGTAACTTGAAAGCCCCTGTCACTTATTTGGGCAAATTGACCTCTTGTTATGATATCTCCAATTCCAAACTTTGGACCAAACGTTATAAAGTAACAATCCCAAGTGCCCTCAACTGAACCTACGATTTGAGTCTCATTAGGATGAGTGTTATTTACTCCACTATATGTAAATTGAATATCAGTTATTCTACTAGCGTCTTGTGATTCTACTCGACTTAAATTAAAATACTTAAATTGATCATCTCTAGGAGTTGTACTTACAATTGCTGACTTTTGACTTGAGGCGGCGTTACCGCTCACCCACATCATAAGAGTAAAATCCCCAGTTAAAAATCCAGTTATATCTCCAGTGCTTGTAAATAATCCAGCTGAACTTGCTGCATCGCTTTCATCAATAAATTTATTACCAAAAAACGACATTGTGTTGAATCCAGTGCTACCAAGTTCATTTTTTACGTAAGTATATTGATTATCTAAATTAAATCTTTTTCTACATGCTGATAAATTTTTAGAACATACATCCTTTTGCCAAAATGATGGACCCTCATTAGGATGTATTCCAGAATTATCATTAACAACAGATACATAAACAGTTTTAGTGTTAATTAATGGAGTTGTTTTAGTTATTTGATTATTAGGATTAGGTATGTTAGGTATAGGCTCACCTGTTAAGTAAACTATATCGCCTTTTATGTACTCTCTGTCAGGATTCCATTCAGCGTTAACATCATCAAAAAAATGTTGTTGATTAGTGCTTATACCTCTATATACAGGCGTAACTGCATTGCCATCTGCATCCCTAAAGGGTTTACTGCCTTCAGTCTCTATTGGTAGTCCATAATATCTACAGCCTTGACCTCTATATTGCCAAAAGCAATAACTAGCTACAATCGCTCTATCATTTACATTGTATGATTCTACATCTAAAGGCGATGCGAGTTCAAACTCTACGAACAATTTTGACTCTTGAATTTTTCTACCTATGACATATTCCTCTGAAGAGATTACGGCTGTTGCGTTAGCAGAACTCCAAGGGTTACCTCCGTCAAAATTTACATCATCTATATTTTTAACAAAAGCTTTTTTTCTTGTTACTTTAGCATCAATGAAATCATTATAATTTTGCAGTAACGCGGTAATTAAAAAATCTTGGTTAGCCACCCTTATCTTAGGTCTAGGTAATCTTTTATCACCTAACATTTCAAAACCCTCAGATTCCATAGCTATCGCAGTATATTTATTACCCTGCCAAGTTATGCTATCTCCAAATAAACTACCGTTATGGAAAAACGCGGTTTGCGTCTTGCCTGTCTTTGGATCTGTTAAAGCTATTTGGAAAAACTCTAAGATTGCAGTTGGTTGCAAATCTAATAAATTTTTTGCTACTATGTTTTTTCCTTCTTCTGCCATAACAATACTTACACTTTTGCTATATTATAATATAAAAAACAGTGTAAAATTATATAATAATTAAAATATAAATTGTTATGGGTAGTATTATTTTCAAAGTAGTAGGAGCTAATGAAACTCTCAAAGACCTATTAGATGTAGAATTTAAGGTAGTCTCAAAGGCTAAATCAGCTACAGGGTCAACCATCTTCGAGCTTAAAAATAAAATAGGAGATTTTACATTTGAGGAGAAGCAAGTCGATTTTAGCCCAGAGGCAGCTCATTTAAATGGCTTCTTATCAGATGGAGGTAAAAATGTTGGGGTCGCTCAATTAAAATTTTTACCATTTACTATCGGGCCGTCTGAAGTTAAAGAGCAAACAAAATGAAGCATTATGTTTTCTTCAATAAAATCAATCATAAAATCAGTAGAATTATATTTAAAACTAAAAAATAAAAAATTTTATTATGAATTACATAAAGAGTTCAAAGAAAAGGAGCGTAAATTTATTGAAGAAATTGAAGAGCTTAGGATTAGGGGTGACAGCCATAGCGCTAATAGGGCTGACCTCTTGCGAAACTACCTCAGCACCGAGCGTAGGCAATTTAAACATTTATCAACCTTCTACACTGAGGCTACAGAAAGGGATACAGATAAAAACAATTGATGGTATTTATACGCCGCAAACTACTGAAATTTGGCACTCTGACACTAGATTTAGAAAACTAGAAAGAGAAATTTATTACTATAGTAAATAAATAAATTTTAAAATAAATTTTTAAAAACTTTTGTTAGACTTTTTTTTCGTGTAACTATTAGTTATATGGAACCTGAAAAGTCGCTTTTAAAAGAATTCCTTAATGGGGGGTGGCTAGTGCCTCTTGTTGGAGCTGCTGCGATGTTCGCTAGATTATTATCTGGTAACAATGAGCTTTCTTTAAAACAACAATTTAAAAGAGTAATAACAGCAGCTATCGCTGCTGGTATAGCTTGGTTTGTTCTAGAGCAAACTGATGTATCATCACTTACTAAAGCGATTACTTATGGTATCATTGGTGTAATAAGTCCAGAGGTTATTGGTGGGATTGTAAGATTAGGAGAAAAATTCGCTAAAAACCCAGAGAAATTTATAAAAAGATGAGACCCAAAGTTATTGTTTATTTTTTAGCAGCTATTTGTTTAGCATTTGCGTGGAAAGGGTTGATTCTTACCAAAAATATTGAATCGACACTGGAAGAAAACGCAAGACAATCAGAATCATCCATCATGGAAATAGGTATGTGTTTTGATTGGTATGGTGTAATTATAGTTAATTCTGTTGTTAAAACCTCACATGGCTCAATGACACCCGCAGAAATGGTGGATATCTTAGAGGAAGAACGCGTGTATAAAGATGAATATTTAGAAGGCTACAAAAAAGACATCACGCCCGATGAAATAGAATATGCAAATTTTGTTTTTAAACAAGAGTCTATAATAAATTCTTATGTTGACGAGTTAATAGGCTGGGCGAATCAAGGAGACATATCAATGATAAAAGCATCTATTCCTAGAATGTATGATATGACCGACCCCACAATTGATGCAATAAATAATATAATGGATACAAAAATGTATTATAATGAAGCTCAGTCAGAAATTTTAAATAATAAAATATCAAAGTATAGGGACTTTATGGTATTAACTATTGTTTTATGCGTTGTAATGTCTGTATGTGCTGGTTTTAGTAGGAGGTGTATGTAATGAATTTTAAAGGTAAAAAAGAAGCAATTAGAGCAGTGCAGCGTGTTTTAGGGATTACCGCTGATGGAATCGATGGGCCTGTAACTTGGAGTACTATCTTAGCTGAGTTATCTGCAAAAGACTCATCATTAAATATTTCAGGTAATATACCAGAAAAAATGGTTCAATTAGCCCGTGAAGAAATTGGCGTGTCCGAAGTAGATGGCACAAACTGTGGACCAAGAGTTGATCAATACAAGGCGGCCACATGGCTTGATGCAAGTAAAGGTTGGCCTTGGTGCGCGGCATTTATTTGTTGGTTGGTCAGAGAATCTATAGAAGATGAGGATGTAAAATTCAAAAGACCAAGAACTGCTGGAGCTTGGGATTTTGAAAATTGGGCAAAACAACAAATTGCAAATGGCGTAGATTTACGCAAACCTACAAATGAGGATATCAAAGCTGGCGATATCGTAGTTTTTACTTTCTCTCATATAGGTTTAGCTGTCAAAGATATTGATTCTAGGGGTTACGTAAAGACTATCGAGGGGAATACAAATGGGGCTGGTAGTCGTGAAGGCGGTTCAGTTTTAGAGAAAAAACGGCATGTCTCTAGCATTAGGAGCAGGATAAGAATTCTATAATTTTTTTTTTGATATTCGTAGATGTTTTATTAATATAGTAAGATGTCTGATAAGCACGAAATTCAAGTCAAAAAAGAGGACATTTTTTTATTTGTTGTAGGAAACTCTATGTTCGATCCTATGGAGAAATGTATAGACTCCACAAGGTACGAAGTTTTTGATACTTTTATTTACGATAATGAAACTGATTATAAATACAATCAAGATGAGATCTATGCTAAATTTTGTTGGGAGGTGACAAAATTAAAAAATAACGCACCTCAAATGTCTAGAGATGAAATAGCTAGACTATGCGAAGAGATAGAAGAGATAGCCCCTAAATTTGTTAACCTAAAATGCATCTAGTAAATGATATACCTATAACTGATGATGATTACGATCACGTAAACTGCATCATAGAGATTCCTAAAGGAACCAACACAAAATATGAGTACGATGAGAATTTAAATGTATTTAAATTAGAGAGATGTCTAGTTTCATCGCTACAATATCCAATTAATTATGGTTTTATACCTCAGACAATTGCTTTGGATAATGATCCTTTAGATGTGCTTGTGTTTAATCATGACCCTATTGATAGAGGCACTTTAGTTAGCTGCCGTGTTTTAGGCATGCTTCCTTTTGAGGATAACGGTGAGATCGATAACAAGTTGATAGCAGTTCCACACTGGTCGCCAAAACAAAAATACTCTAAGCTCCATGATATAGAAGCGGCGCATTTAAAAATATTTAGGCAGTTTTTTAAAATTTATAAAGTCGATAGAAAAACAGATACAAAAGTTGGAGATTGGAAAAGCTCTTCATTTGCAATGAAAGCGTTGAAAGATTCACATAAACGTTGGCTAAACTTTAATAAAGAAAGGTTTCATGAACAGTGGTCAGATAAACAATTTTGGCAAAGAATCAGGGATAAAGGTTACATAATTCAACCAGATTAAGTGTAATAATTAGTATGGATACAATTATTTCATTAATAGAGAACAACCCTTGGTTTGGTGTTGTAACAGCTGCCATAGCTCTTGCTTCGGCAATATCTGCTGCTACACCTACTCCGAAAAAAGGATCAATTTGGGCCAAAGTTTACGCAATCATTGATTGGGCAGCCCTTAATATTGGTAAAGCCAAGCAGAAGTCTGAGTAAATTTTAATTATAATCTTAGACACCCCCTCCCCTCTGGGCTTGGGGGTTTTTTAGCTGGGATCTACAGGGTCAGGCCAAACAACAGAATCTTTTAAATTAGATTTTTCTGTTGGCGTAAGATGACTTGTTTCATTATCTGGTATACATAAGGCCCACTTACCAGCTTTTGTTATACTTGCTCCCCACCAGTATTTAGTTGAGCGACCGCATGATCTAACATCGGCTTCTTGCATGCTCCTATCAAATGCTGCTTCTTTAGTGTTAAAAAGTAAATATTTCATTTTTTAAAACATTCCATAGTGATCATTCATATTTTTTTCTATGCCAGTTCTAGTGCTTAACTGGTCTCCTGTATAGATGATAGTCTCTTGCATTAAACCTTCAAAGTTAAATGTACTACTAGCATCAGAATTATAGTATCCTAAATTTAATATATTATCGTGAGTTCCTGTGTAGGTGGCGCTATTCCCTCCGACTGTTGAATATAATTTATTACCATCTAATAATTGAAATACGCCACTTCTTGTCAGCTCTGGATCAGCTGGATTGTAATCAACTCCATTTACTCGTAGTGTTTTATTTGCATTGCCTAATGCACCAATGCTAGTAGATGAAGATCCAGAGTCCATTACAATATAATTTTCTGTACCTGTGGAGGTAAACCAAATGTGCCTCTCTCTAGAGTTACCAGCCACGTTAGAAACATCAAAGTCGGAAACGAAAAAAGCATCTATTGTACTACCAGCACTGCCACTAAATTGACTACTCATGTACATATTTTTTCCAAGATTCCACCTGACTCCAGGTTTGCCATTCGCTCCAGTTGGTATAGTACCACTAAAAGTAACTGCTGGTTGATAAGCTGCTGTGGGCTGTTGGAAATTTCTTTCAGGTTTAGTCCCAAAGTTTGATTGATCATACCAAAGAGTACAAAAAGCATCTTCATATTCTCTAACAGAAATTGATTTCACCAATGTTTTATAAGTGCCAGCTGAGCTTCTAGAGAAAAGAATCGAATCTGAATCTGCGGTAGCTATGAATGGAAATGTAAGTGTTTGATTTGTGCCATCAAATCTAAAGAAATTAGTATTTGAAAGTCCTCCAGCGTTACCATCGTCATCTTGTACACGTAGATTTTTACCTGAAACTCCAATAGCATTGATAGTTGCTATATAAGTTTTGCCAACTTCATAAGTAATGTTTTGTTTTAGTTTGGCGTAACCTCCATCTGTTATTATGAAAGTCGCCCCTTGGTCACCAAAACTAACAGCGCCAGCAGTACTTTGAGATGACCATTGACTAGAATCTCTTAGCTTAGTATCAGTTACTAACTCTGATCCGTATAAAAAGTCTTTTAAAGGAGCTGGATCTTTCTCTCTAGTTATAGGAGATCCCTCGGTTCTAATGTATGACTCAGCGCCTGATCCTCTATTAAGTTGAAATCCAAATATTTGTCCTGATATAGTCGCGCCAGATGGAGCAAATAATCTTGCTCGTAATACTGTCTGAGCTTGTTGAAATTCATGTATGGCAGTAAATCTTTGCCATGAGTTAGTTGAAGCTGCATCTAGCGATTGAAAAGTCTCCTCGAATGATCCACCAGCGGCTCTATTTATTTGAAGTAATAAATTACCATTAGCAGTATCAACATTTTTAGCATAAACTGAAGCTGTAAAAATATCTCCACTATTAACACTCAAAGTCTCTGTAGACTCAGCTAAAATCTTATTTTCATCACTAGGAGTGCTGTAAACTTGATAATATGGTGCAACTGGCAACGATTCAATTGCAGATATGTCTGTTATTTTTAAGTTGGTTGTGCCTTGATTTTTAAACTGGACATCGTTAAAACCTGCAAATTGAGCATCATTTATAACCTCTACTTCATAAGTGCCATCGGCTGAAAATAAAGTCTCTTCTGATGGAGTCGGTTGTGATAATTTTATCGCGCCTGATTCATAATCAGAAATGCTAAATTTAATATTATATTTTTTGCCGCCTATTGTTCCTAGTTTATCTGATTGCGTTAGAGTTTGTGTGCTTGTTGTATCCCATGCAGCCTTGTAAACTATTTCTTTTGCTGAACAATTTGTAAAAAAGCCAGTAGAAGGAACCGCACTATCATTAACTACTAGTGCTATAGCAGAAGTATCTGAAACGGCTGTGAAATCTTTTGACATTTCACCATTGGTAACAGCGGTAGATGCGGTTATAAAAGTGTTAGAATTTGCATTATCAAGCGCTTGCAACTGCACTGTAGTTGCATTTGCTCCAGTAGATCCGCTTGCTGATATTCTATATTGCCTACCAGATTCAGTTGCGAAAGGTTGAAAGACATAACTACTTGTAGAAGTAGGTAATACTTTTGCACGAGTTTCTGTGCCTTCAAAAACTCTTAATTCAAATTGATCAAGACCTTTACTTGTATCTCCTGCATAAGAAAACCGTGAACTGTCTGAACCAGTATTTTGATTAAGCCTAAATCTTACAGAAGAATTATCAGCAGCGCTAGCACTTGTCGTGGGAGTTGTCATTTGAAAGTTGACTTTGTAATAATCATCAACTACACGGTGAATGGTGGCTGCATCTCCATTTTGAAATAAAACAGTTCCATCTCCTGTTAAAGCAAATCTAGCAGATTTATTACTGCTAAAGCCACCCATAAAAACAGTTAACTCTATAAATCTACCACCAACACTTCTTAGAAAACTTGAAGTTGTTGTTTTAGTGCCAGTGGGCAAATTAAAACTAGGACTATTAATGGCATGCTCACCATCAGTCGTTGTCTCTCTAATTGAAGCTGCACTTTGACCGAAATCTGGATCATCTGTAGCTCCTGAAAAAGTAACATTTGTTTCTGCGTAGGCCGCTTCCGTGTAAGTGGAAGGTGATACTAAATTATCTACAACAATAGAAATATTTCCGTCTTGTGGGGTCCAATTATTAGTGTTTCTTTCAAAGTTTGTGTTTTGAATTAATTGCCCTCCAGAAACATAAGCATTAATATTAACTAAAGAAGAATTTGAAGATGCCCAATTAGAGCTTAATTTACCAGTTAATTTACCATCTACAATTCTATCTATATTAGTGCTTGAAAATTGATGTCCAGTGCTAGGATTTAAAGGTGAGTCTCCTCCTGTTATGTTTTTAGTAAATAAACCGTCTGTTTCATCCCATTGCGATATGTCCTCTGAATATGGCAATAAGTTTTCTGTTTCGTCTATAACTGGAGAGCCTAAAGATAATTCGCCATTTTCATTTCCTCTAACATCTACCTCTACATTATCAGAGGCGCGTCTAACCCTTACTAATGGGCCACCAAAACCTATAGTTCTAGCAGAGAAACATGAGTGCAATCCACTATGAAATGCCCCCACAAGAGGGTCATTTACGTATCTAAAACCCGCATCCATGGGTTCTATTAGAAGTTCTTTTGAAAAATTTAAATCATTTATTTTATCGTTATACTCCCTTATTAAATGATCAGAATAATCAACATAAGCCACGCCAGTGCCTTGATCATTTATGTACGCTCCAGTTATTTCATCCCTAAATCCTGACCAAGTAGCCACATCAGTTGAAAAGTTTGAATGAATTCTTTGAGAAAGTTCCCCTGCCATAATATCGGTAATTTACATATAAGTTACACTAATTTTAGAAAAATTGTTACATAACTATAATATACATTTAAACCAGATAATCTATTAAATAAAATTCTGAAGAAAAAGTTTGACAGCTAGTATTAAATAATTTAACCTCAAATACATGTTATATTTGTGCATATTTTTGGGATGGGTGCTAACAATATTATTAGTGCTAAGATTTTTTTCTGTTTGTTCAAATAAGAATCGCGCATTTTATAATATAACTTGGGACGAAATAAAAGAATTGGACTTTTTTGTTGCTGATGAGGCCATAAAATTTACAGGCTTAGACCACTGTATTACGGGAGTAGATCAAAGAGGTTTTTTGATTTACGAATATGAAAAAATACTTGACCATTTTCAGGAAGACGGTATGTCTTTAGAGGAAGCAGTCGAGTACATAGATTTTAATGTTATAGGCATCAAGCCTGATAATTATACAATACATTACTCAAAGCCATAGATGATACATTTTAAGATTCTACAAGTGATATACGCTATAATATCCATAATTGCTGCACTTACTGTAGGTTTATTTGTGTCAGTTTTTATAGGTTTAATCACAACTTTACAAGTTTTTTTTAGATTTCCCGTAAGAATTTACAATTCGCTTGTAGAAGCAGAGATAACCAGATTGAAAATGGAGGCTTTTAATGTCCATCAAAAACCTACACAAGATGACGAGACAATGGCAGACCAGATGTGGGAAAGACACATCAAAAGAATGAATGAAAAAAAAGCAAATAAAGATTGTTAAGCCCCACTTAACCACTAATAAAATAAAATGAGAAATAAAACATTAGCCACTATTAACGCACTTTGCATTGTATTTCCAATGGCTTTAGGGGCGGGAGAAGAGCTGACAGGTAAACCATTAGCTAATCCACTGCTTATTGGAATTGCAGGACTATTCATGATCATTTTTGGTCTTTGGACTTCATTAAGATTAGCTAAACAGCCAGATTAGTGATGACCTCTGTTAAAAAAATGAAAAGAACTTTATCAGTTGGCATAATAGTGACGGTTGCAGTTTTTATGACTGTGGCCGTCACTTCTTTTTATGATAGCGACGAGAAATTTAAGGAAGAACCACTGCAAATTCCACAAATATTAATATTTCCAGAACCGCCACCAATAGATCCTCCGCAAGATATCCCAGAAATCGATCCATTAAACTTTGAAAATTTAGCATAAAAATGAATAAAAAATCAATTTTAATAATAACACTATTGGTTCTTAGTGTTTTTTGTAAAGCGGATGACCACTGGGGAACCCTGCCACCGCTCCCTAAAATAAATGTTGAGCACGATCAATACTCTGGAATAGCTACAGTTGGTTGGATATCTGACTCTACTTTTGATCGACCTATTTGGTATCTCATAGAGGTAAAGCAAGTTTCACCAGATGGAGTGATAGATCCAAACTGGGAATGGTATAGACCACTGCCACCCATACGAAGTAATTTTAATGAATATGTAACAGTTAGAATGCAATATAAAGATTCAAATGGTGTTATTAACAGTTGGGTCAACGCAGAAATGTTAAGAGTTGTAGCAATGTGGGGGGCGTAATTTTATGACAGATATATCAAAATTAATTGAAATAGGATACGCAAAACCAATAGAAAATTTAGAACACACTAAAGGTTTTAAAGGTTATTGGGTGTTAAAAAATGGTAAAATTTGGTCTGAGCCTAGAGCGGGGTCAAAAGGTGGTTTTTTAAAAGCACAAAAGTGTGGGCCAACTAAAAAAGATCCAAACAAAAAAGAGTATTTATTTGTTAAGTTGTTTAATTCTTCAAAATCACGCTCTAAAAAAGTCCACATAATAGTAGCTGAAGCGTTTATTGGGCCTAGACCTATAGGCGCTAATGGAAGACCTTTAGATACAGATCATATTGATCATGATCAGTTTAATAATCATTACAAAAACTTACAATATTTAACTCGTAGAGAAAATATTCAGCGATCTAATCTAAATAAAAAAAATAAAAGCTCTCCATACTTAGGGGTATTCAAAAAAGCTAACAATAAATTTGAATCTAAGATTTTTGTTGATGGTTATCGCAAGCAAATAGGAACCTTTAATGAAGAGATTGAAGCTGCCAAAGCTTATGATCTAAAATCTTATGAATTTTTTGGCGAAGAAACTATTTTAAACTTTCCAGAATTTAAGGAAGAATATAAAAAAATAATAAAATTACAAAAAGAAAATCCACAGCAACGCGAGCTAGATTTTAATGGACAAGAAAATGAAAGATAAAAAAGAAAAAAGCATTTGTTGGCTTGGTATTATTCCAGAGGATATGAAAGATGAGCTACGTTATCCTACTGAAGAAGAAATAGAAATAGCCCTTTATGAAGCTGAAAATTTAACGGAAGAAGAATATGATTCTATGAGTGAAAAAGAACTTGAGGATTTTCATGAGAAAGCAAAAAAAATAGTCAAAGAAAAGATGAATGAAAGCTAAACCACTTCCACCGCTAGAAGAATTAAAAGAATTCTTAGATTATAACCCAGATACAGGGATATTTACTTGGAAAAAACAAGTAACCAACAGCATTAAAGTCGGTCAAAAAGCAGGGAGAATCATTGGTAAAAATTCTATGGGTTATGGGGGTTATATTATAATTAGATTTAATTATCGTGAATATTATGCTCATAGATTAGGTTATTATATGTATCATGGTATAGACCCACTGGAAAAATTTATAGACCATATAAATGGCGATAAGATCAATAACAAGATTAATAATTTAAGATTAGCGACTAAATCTCAAAACAACATGAATCGTTCTATTTTAGGCAGTAATAATAATAGTGGTTATACTGGAGTGGGTTGGAGCAAAAAGGATAAAAAGTGGTCAGCTAGAATTACCATCGATGGTGTTCGAAAATTTTTAGGATATTTTATTAATATAGAAGACGCAATAAAAGCTCGTAAAGAAGGAGAGATAAAATATTTTGGTGAGTTTAGAGGACGAATTAATAAATGAATATAAATGAACTATTAGAAATCCATGAAGACACTTGCTCCAAGTGCAAATCAATCATGGTAAAGAAAAATAATGATTATACTGGTGGCAAAACAGCTAATGATATCTTTGCTAACTTTAACTCATCAAAAATAATAGGCTTGCATCCAGTCAAAGGTTTACTAATAAGAGTCATAGATAAAATACAAAGAATAAATTCTTTCACTAATGACAAAGAACTTTCTGTTCCAAACGAAACAGTTGAAGATGCGTGTGATGATATTATAAACTACGCTATCTTAGCTAAAGCCATGCTGATTGAGGAAAGGTCCAAGATCGAACGAAATAAAGCCAAATAATGAATAGACTAAATACATACAAATCATCTGCAACCGCAGGTCGTCAGACAGAAAACAATTTTAAAAACCTTATGATTAGTAGAGGTAATAAGGTTCGCAAAGCAAATAAGGAACAAGATTGTGTTAATAAAGTAGATTTTATTATTAAAACAAAAGAAAATAATATATTAAAGTTCCAAGTCAAGAATAGAAATACTCCTGGTAGAAATCAAGGAAAGGATGATAATTTTATTACTCTAGAGTTTAAGAATACTAAAGGTGATGATGGTTGGATGTATGGAGACTCAGATTACTTAGCTAAAGAAGTTGAAGGTGGGTTTAATGTATATCATATGTCAACTCTCAAAGACTTTGCTGAGGCGAGAACTCAAAAAAATGTTACTACTACTAGGTTAGTAGATAGTTATGTTAAAGGTATGCCATATAAAATATATAAAAGAAAAGGTTCGTATGGTCACAAAAACTATGATGAATTAATTTACGCTAACGTGAGTGAAATAAAAGAGTTTTTCTCAGAAAAAAGTAAAAACGTTTTCTTTTTGCCATACTCCCAGATCTAATTGGATTGAGCCAAATAAACAAAAGCTCCAGATCGAATGATATTTTTCCAAATAAAGGATTATATTTTTTGTAAAAAACTAAAATAAATCTTTTCGTATCTTATGTAAAGTTTTAATTTGTGCGATTAAATTAGTTACATTAAAAACATGAATTGAATTTGTTTGTATTGTTAAAGGATAATTTAATTCTGTGTCTAATCTTACGCCATCCACCTCATATTCTGGTGGCACAATCTCTGAAACAAAATCATATAAACCATGTTTTTTAAGGAGCTTATAATAGTAATCTATTTGTTCTTTTTTTGCTTCTACAACAACATCCATGTTATAATGTAGCTTCGCAACGTTTGAGAGGTATCTAAAATATAAACCTTCTTTTGTGGTTAAATGGGAAACAACAATTAAATTCACATCTATTATTACACTAGTGCAAATATAAAATAGAAATATAAATAATTTAATTAATTATATATTATGCCAGAAGAAAATTTAGGATCACCAGTTCCAAGAGAAGAGTCGTTTGTTGTACCAGCGTCAGCAGAACAAACATTTGATTCTGTTTGGTTACGTAATATTAATATTTATGCACCAGAAATAAACGCTTCTGGAAACAATCAAGGTAGTATAAACATAGAAATGTTACCTTACGATTCTAGCAATGATAAGATTTGGTCTACTGCTGATAATGAAGGTGTAGAATATTTAAATATACCAAGCAGAGTAAACGGAAGAAAAACTTTTTGGGATGCGGTAAATGAAGTACCAGAAGTTGCGATTGCTATGAACTCAATCATCGAGGCTATTCCTGCTTTGAGAACTTGGGCTAATACCCCCCCACCACCAGAACCAGACCCACCAGTAGATCCTGAGCCAACTCCTGAGCCAACTCCTGAGCCAAGTCCTGAGCCAAGTCCTGAGCCTGATCCAGTCGATGATGGTGAAGATGATGAATCAGAACAAGATAGTTAATTTGAATTTAAATTAATTTTAATTCAATTTAATCCATTTCCAACCATTTGGAGCCTTGTATTTAACCGAAGGTTTATTATTTTTCCATTCGATCATGTATCTATGATGCTCGCTATTTGAAATATAAATGGGTCTTTTGTTTTTGTCTACTATTTTTTCATACCATCTGCCACTTTGATGGACAATCAAATAATTAGTTTCCTCTTGATTTGAAATAAGTTCCCACTCCTCGGAAGGAGTAGGAACTATTATGTTGAGGTATGCAAGGAGAAGCTTAAAAAAATTCATGCTTTTACAAACCACTCAGGACTTTTTCTTGTTTTCCATGTAGCGAATCCTGCTTTTTCGCCATTGTAATATGATCTGTAAGCTGTAATACTACATTTGTTTTTATATTGTTCTGGCATAGCTTGAGCAAACTTAGTTAATCCAATCTTAGATAAGTTTAGTTTGTGATAGTTTTTACCGCACCACTCAATGGCATAAATAGATTTATGCACTTTGCCATAACGTCTAGTGTACTCTTGACACATGGCATACGCATGATCTAGTAACCACTTATAGTTTTCTTGCGATTCTCTAGCCCAAATAGTACATGGGTGATTGTAAAAAGCTCTTTTGTATGGTGCGGTTCCATTAGGGAATGCAGAGCATAACATCTGAGCAGATTCTAGAATCATTTTAACAACGTGTTTGTCGCACAATTGCTGTGCTGATATCTTGGGGTCTTTATCTACTGCAAATATATTCATTACCAATTTTTTATAATATTAGCCACAATAAAGAAATTGCAAATAATAGCTTGAAGAATTATCAAAGTTCTAATGAGAGCCACACAATCAGCCTCATTATCTTTTCCTTGCTTTTCTCCCAATGCTTTTGCCCATAACCGCCAAATACTTTTCATGATTTTATGGACTTACAGGCATTCTAATCTCATGCCCATTACCATCTTCTTTAACTTCCTCAAATTTAAAAGCTGTAACATCTGAACTATTGTAAACCATTGCACAAAAATCACGAATGTTTTTATATGCTTGCTCCTCTGATTCTGCTTCTATCTCATCTCGGAATGTAACTTTAAACTTCTTCATCTTTTTCTAATAATTCTGTGGTGAAAGCTTGTCTCCAAACAACAGGTTCTTTTTCTTCTGCTTCTGTTTCAGAATATGCCCATTCAATCAATGGTTTTTCGTTATCATTTTGCACTTGCAAATGAAGGACGTTTTCTTTTTCGTCTACTCCAACAGAAATATGCCATCCATTTACTAAGGTGAATTGTACTCGGTCTTCCATATTAATAAGGTAAAGTTTCTAATTCTTCCTCTACAACTTCAAAAGCTTGTTCTATTGCTTCGATGTTTATGCTCTTATCATCTTTAAATAATACTGGCACATCATAATTACTTTGATTAGTTTCTAACTCTCTATTAGCTAAAAACATAATAACTTCTATTGCTTCTTTATAGTTCATTTTTCTTCTACGATTTGCTTCAATTACTAATTGCTCCATGCAATCGTCATGGAGGTTACAGGTTACAGGATACCGACATTTAGATTGACTGCAAGTCATTTTTAATATTTTCTAATTCAAAATAACTAAAAACTTTTTTTACTTTAACAATTATATTATCTTTTTGATCTGAAACTGCAATACCTTTACATTTGAAATGAATATTATTTCCAAATAATGGCATACCGATTAAATCATTTGGTTCTGTTACTTCATCTGAACCGAAAAAATATGCAATGTCATCCTCTAAACCAAAGAAATGTTTTATGTCAATACCTTGAGTTAAAAGAACATTTCTAATTGTTCCGTCTGCTGTCTCTATTTCAACTATTAATGGGTCTGGATCTTTAATTTCCATCTTTAAATTTTTTAATTGCTTTTATATCCACCTCGTCCACAAAATCTACTTTTTCTATCACATCAGTTAATTGATTTATAACGTCAATACAAAGTTGGTAATCCTCTGCTGTGGAATCAAGCCCAGAGCTTTTATGGTCTGCTCCTACGTGAGACAGATAATCAACTAACCAATTAATATCTTTTATTAATGTGCTCATTTACCTCCTCCTGTCTTGAATCTGGTTGATCTTCTTCATATGTGTCGCACTTAACACAATGATCTGTTTCTGTTTTTTTATGGATGTAATTGCTTTTGCATTCACAATCCCAATAGTTTGGATTTAATAATAGCATTTTATTCTTCGTTTATGAACCAATTTGTTAACCCTATACCTTTATCTTCATTAACTGAGTCTTTTAAATAGTCTAGCAGTGTTTCACAAGCTTCCTCATAACTCCCTGCTGTAAAATTTAAATTACAAGACGCACTATAATACTTTTTTTCTTTATTTTCTTCACTCATGATCTTAATATTGTTTTGCCGACATTAACATCGGCTTTCTCATATGTCCAGTCTAAATTTTCTAATTCACTAATAACAAATTCTTGAACGTTCTGTTCTAGTTCATCCTCAGTGCAGTCAAACAGAATATTTTTAAATGTTGTATTAAGATCTACTGTCCAGAGAGTTGGCTTTTGTTTTGGCTCAATCTCTTTACCAAGAACATTATGCAATGTCTTTACTTCATTAGTAATAAATATTTTTTTATTCTGTTTTTCTAGTCGATCTTCAATCTCTTTAAGCTTTTTCTCTGCTTCAGAGTAATTATCAAAAATAAAACCTTCTGCATACTCAGATGATACTACATCATCATCTTTTACAATATCCTCTCTACAATCAACTATAAAGCCTGTGCCATCTTCATGAGTTAAAAATAACTCGTATTCATATGTTTCTCCATTTTTGGCTACTTGGTCTGTTTTTTCGCTCATTCTTTTATCTCGTCAATATAGTTAATATTAAAATCATTATCCTCAAGCAGTTCTTCATTAGAATAATTTCTAACTGTGTCTTCTGCTTCTTCTTTATTTTTAGCTTCTACTTCGTAGACATTTAGGATGCTAACGCCAACATAATATTTCTTCTTTTGTATTGGCTTATCAATTAACTCAACAATTCTTGCGAATTCTTTACTGGCATCATTCTCTAGCCAATCTACACTTACATTTGTAGAACAAATGTTTCTAATTTCTTCTATTAAGTCTATCACTTTACTCTCTTGCTGTTGTTTAATACTTTTGTTGCTTCATCAATCATCAAATCAAACTGTGCTTCCATCTCGTCGAATACATCTCCGATAGGATTGAATGCTTCCATGATTAAATATTTATGTTCTTTCAGCGTATCTATCACTGAATCTGCTTCATCTGTGTAATAATAATTCATTTTAAATAATTTAAATTAATTTAAATTCAATGTCAAACATTTTCTTCACAACTTTCAAAGAATTCATCTAAATCTTTGTGTGAATATTGCAAGAGATAAGCTCCATAATATCTTAAATCTTTTTCTTCTTCTGTGTGATTGTCCTCACCTTTTACATCCATCGTACCGCAGAACATAAATTGTTCGTCTATGTAGTCTAATGCAAAAGAATAATCTGGAAACATCTTTTGTAGCTTACGAATTACCTTTAATGGCGGTGACCATGCAGTCTCGAACTGACCAAAACTATTTATTAGGTTAATAGTCTCATCTTTATTTTGCCACTCATCAGGATCATCAACAACATAAGCGTCTGTTCTGGTTCCCCAATTATCCCATCTCCATTCGGTATAATTTACAGATTTACCCAAATCAAATGTTACTTGTGGTTCTTTTATAATCTTCTTAAAAGAAAAGTTCCGTAATATGTCATAGAGTTTTTCATCTATGCTGTTGTATTCGATAGTTGCACTGTAAAGAGCAGGAAGAATTTTTTGTGTTCCTTTTCTAACTGTGAGTTTATTTGTTACGTGGTTTGGCATAATTATAATTTTTTAATTTCTTTTTTATAAATTGGAAACATTAGATTATCTAAGCATCTAGTGACTCCTTCTTCTATTTTATCTTCATCTATAATATAACTGACTCCTCCAACTGCAAGACAAGCATGGACGCATTCGTGCATCAGAGTATCAAAAGTATTTTCATTAGACATTCCCTTACGAATAAAGATAGTCTTTTTATCTATATCCATTTGTCCGAAATCCTCTAGTTCTTTATAAATGATTTTAAAAGTTACTCCACCGACCTCGATTGAAGTCGGGGCATATTTTTTTACTCTAGCCATTAATTGATTTTTTCTAATGCTTTTACTCCTTTATCTGTGATCCAACGCTTGCCATCTATTTTCATGAAGCCCTCTTTTAAAAGATAAACTTCAGCATCACGTTGTATCGCAGTGCGAGACATTCCTGTTACAGCGGATATCATTTGTAAAGTACAAGCACCTCGATCTCTCAATAATCTCATGACCTGGATCTCTGTGTTACTCAATCCATACGGACGAATATCAATTAAATCACAAAGTCTGTTCCAATCCTGAAGACCAAAATCACTTTGATTGTTTACCTCACAATAAGCTCTTATCTCTAAAGCTCTTTTGATTGCTGATCTTGCGTTGCCTCTCAATGTAGTTGCCACCTCTTCGATGACATTATCTTTAAAGTTAACCCAACTAATCTTCTTAGACATAATCTTAGATAACTCACTAGGAGAGTATGGCACAAAATCAAGGACTGTGAGACGATCTCTAAACGGAGGAAACAATTTGTCTAATTCTGTAGTGGCAAACATAAATGTCTGTCTCTCGAACTCAAAAACAAAACTGTTATCGCCAAAATCAAATCTTTTTGTTTTAGCACCTTCGACATTAAAGATAGTCAGAAAAGCCATAACTAAATCTTTCGGTAAAGCATGAGCCTCATCAAATAGAATTGTTATATCTTTGTCCATGATAGCAGGAATAAATATCTGCTCGAAAAACTGCTCACCATTTCTGATAGTAGAACAATTTATTTCTATCATTTTCTTACCTAAAGTCTTTGCAAACTGCTTTGCAAATTCTGTTTTACCTAATCCCTTTGCTCCATTGAACATTAAGAATGGTATCACACCAGTGGCTTTTTTAGAATCGGTGTAGAACTGCAACCTTTTTTTAAGTTGCTCCTGACCTATCAAATCATTAATCATCGTGGATTGTGAACTGGATTCTTTCAATTTCTGGTGTTGGCTCCTCAACTTCTTTGATCTGTGAAGTTTCTATATTAGCAGGTGGAAGCTCATCGATTCCTCCAGTAATACTTTCTAGCCATTTTTTAGAGACTACCACTGAGGCATTCTCTCCTATCTGTTGTGTCAAGTCTCTCAATGAAACCCTCACAAATGATGTGGCTCCTCTCGGTCTGCCACGATTACTTTTCTTATTACTCATGGGACAACTATAGATGATATCCAGTTTAGGTCAACATTTTTTTTTAAATAAAATTAATTTAAATTCGGGGCAAATTTATTCTTGACTTACTTTTAATATAGATTATTGTTGCACTATGAGTAAGAAAGCTATTATAAAATTAACAAACACTATGCTCAACAAGAGTATAATAGATGCGAATAAAACAGTCTGTGATTTTGCAGAGAGTTTTGATTTTAAATATTCAGATGCAGATGCAGGAGATAGATTTGAATTAGTTGGTAGATATAAAGATAACACAAAATGTAAAGTGTCTTTCTACAAGGCTAAAGGCAGAGGAGATAAAAGAATATCTATCACTGGTTTAAAAAAGTTTGCAGAAGTCGGAGATACAGTTACATTGAAGGCCAGAGGCCAAGATTGGAAAACTCACCCATGGCAAGTTAACATTGTAATTACAAATGAATAATTATATCATCGATGTCAATAGAGTAACTGAAGTAACTCTTCCTATAGAAGTCAAAGCTAATAACGAAGAAGAAGCTCAGAGATTAGCTATTGAACTAGCACAAGAAAAGCCATCACATTATTGGAGTACTTTACATGGTCAGGATATAGATAAAACAGATCTATATGTAGATGGAGTAACGACCTTTCAATGATATTTTTCTTAGTTAGTTCTATAATATTAGGAAGCGACATACTACTTATTGTGTTTTTATCTATGTTCTACTACAATATCTGGTATGCCACCATTCAACATACAAAGTAATTATAAATTATTTTTACTTCGTTTGTAATTATATAACCATAGACATTACCATATACCCCCATGTACATATACAATACATCAGACCCTTATACAATAGATATATATATAATACTACAATAG